CACTTATTCCATATGGAAATACAAGGGGGGTGTATATTGTAAGCACCAATGGTTTAGATTGACTTACAGACGTAAGAAAATCAATGGTAAGGTAATACCATTAACGCCCGAAGAAAAGGCATCGAACATGCGTGATATTGAGGATAACTACGATAGAGTTTCTTCCCAAAGTGCAGATAGAGCAGGAGTGCCATTTGCACCACCGAATTGGGATGTTGCATCCGTTAAAACAAATGATTTACCAAATAGAGGTTCACTTAAAAACAGATAAATACAATGTACGCAAACGATGACGTTTTATTAATTACCAAGGATGACTTATTCAAGTACACCCAATTGAGTGGTAATTTTGACATAGATAAAATAACCCCATTCATAAAGGTGGCACAAGATATTGAGGTGCAACAATTATTGGGTACGGTTCTTTATCGTAAAATCCTAACCGATGTTCAAGATGGAGTTTTGGCGGGTAATTATTTAACATTGGTGAGCGAATACGTGCAACCTATGCTTATTCATTATTCCATGGCAGATTTATTGTTATTTCATGGGTATGAGGTAAGTAATGCTGGAATCGTGCGTAATAGCCCAGAGGGTACACAATTACCATCCGAGAATGAAATCAATACTTTGGTGGAACGTACCCGAGCCACTGCCGATACATATCGCAGAAGATTGGTAGATTATTTATCGTACTATCCGCAGTTATTCCCAGAATATACGGCAAACCAAAACAACGGACAATATCCAACATCATACCCAACAAACTATACTGGATGGAATCTAATGTAAAAAAAACGTATCAGCCCAAACCCGCAAAGGTTGAAAAGTTAAAAACGTACATGGAGGCGATTAAAGGCAATCAAAGTATCAAGTGTGAACTATTTGCCAAAACGATAAAGATAATCGCTGTAATGGTCTTATTTCAATCGTGTGGGGCAGAATACCATTTGAAACAAGCGTGTAAAAAGCAACCAAGCCTTTGCGAACAGAAAGTGAAGATAGATACATTCATTGTACACGATTCAATTTACTTTTATGATACGTTTACGACCAAGGAAATTGACACTATCACCATTGACACGGGTTCTATTAGGGTTAAGGTTGTACGCCATTACAATAAAATCAAAGTAATGATTAAACAAAAACCCGATACCATACGAGTTACAAAAACCATTACACTACCACCTAAATATATTGAAAAAGAAAAAGAGGCATGGGGTACTGCCCATTGGGTATTTTTTTGGGTGGGTTTGATATTGGTATTGATTGGAGTTTATAAACTATTGAATTAGAACAATTAATTTAAAAAGCGTTTTATAAGTATGACAAAAGCGTGGGTTACACCATCCCGATCCTCTCCAAAACCAGGGGGCAATCGTGCGTGTTTATGTAAAAATGGCAAGTATTCACGAAAGTGTTGTGATGGGAGTTTACAAGCACAAGGCGTGGGAAGTGTAACGGGCGTACAAGTACAAAATTAATATTATGGCAGACGTAAAAATAACCGATTTAACGGCAATAAGCACCATCGCATCAACGGACGTGTTACCCATTGTTGATGTAGGGGATGATATAACCAAGAAAATAAGCATTTCACAAATCGCATCCCAAGCCCCAGTACAATCCGTGGCGGGTAAAACGGGTGTGGTAACATTGGCGGCAACGGATATCGGATCGGGTACGGTGGATAATACCGAATATGGATATCTAAATGGTGTAACATCTTCCATCCAAACCCAATTAAATGGTAAACAAGGCACATTAACTTTAACCACAACGGGTTCAAGCGGTGCGGCTACATTGGTGGGCGATACGTTAAACATACCACAATATAGTGGAGGCGGTAGCATACCCGATGGCGATAAAGGTGATATAACGGTAAGTTCAAGTGGGGCAGTATGGACGATTGACAATTCAGCCGTTACAAATGCAAAAGTGGCAACTGGTATCGATGCTGCAAAAATTGCCGATGGTTCGGTAAGTAATGCGGAGTTTCAGTATATAGGTGGATTAACAAGCGATGCACAAACACAGATTAATGCCAAACAAGATACCCTTGTAAGTGGTACTAATATCAAGACCATAAATTCTACAAGCGTATTGGGTAGCGGAAATATCAGCGTAGCCCCTGCAAGTGGAATAAATGCAACTGCAATTAGTGATGGTAGTGTAGATAATACGGAATTTGGGTATTTGAATGGCGTTACAAGTGCAATTCAAACACAGATTGACGCTAAACAAGCAACTATTACGGGTGCAGCCACAACCATAACCACATCGAATTTGACTGCATCACGTGCGGTTATTTCAAATGCTACGGGCAAAGTTGCAGTAAGTGCCACAACCGATACAGAATTAGGGTATTTAAGTGGTGTTACATCGGCAGTACAAACCCAAATTGATAGCAAGCAAACCACAATAACTGGCGGTGCGACTACAATTGTAAGTTCTAACCTAACTGCATCAAGAGCATTAGCCTCCGATGGTAGTGGTAAAGTTGCGGTTAGTTCAGTTACATCTACCGAGTTAGGATTTGTTAGTGGAGTAACGAGTGCGATTCAAACGCAGATAGATACAAAGACAAACAAACTAATTACGGCAAACCGACAAACTGCATCCTATACATTGGTTGCATCTGATGCCGATAAGTTGGTGGAAATGAATGTTGCAAGTGCTAACAATTTAACAGTTCCTGCATCAACATTCTCCGCAGGTACACAGATTCTTTTAGCACAATACGGTGCGGGACAAACCACCATTGTTGCAGGTAGCGGAATGACAATTCGTAGCAATGGAGGCAAGTTAAAATTATCCGCTCAATATAGCGGTGCAACATTGGTTTTCATATCAGGCACAGAAGCCTATTTGTTTGGAGATATAGCGTCATAATTATGATAATAGCAACACATGGGATATTGGCATCGCAGTTGGCTGGATTTGATGCCGATGCACAGGCGTTCTTTGACCGAGTTACAACGGCAGGGGGTAGCCTATCAACAACCGAAAAAACGGCAATTAATACGCTTGTATTGAATTTAAAGGGGTATTCTATATGGACTAAAATGAAAGCCATATACCCAATGGTTGGGGCAAGTGCAGCAGCGTGTAAACAAAATTTAAAGAGTAGTTCATTTACGGGTAGTTTTAGTACAGGTTGGACTTTTGCCAGTACGGGGGTAACACCAAATGGAACGAGTGCGTATATGGATACGGGATTTGTTCCAAGTACAAATTTTTCATCACAGAATAATATATCATTTGGGTACTATAATAATGGGAATATGACATCTCCATCAACAGAAATGGGTTCAGCTAATTTGGGGCTTGGTAATGGTACTTATTTAATTGCAAATGTTTCTAATGTTTCTTATAATCGTGTGGCTTCTAATGCTTCACAGGCTTACAATGGCAGTCCATATACAACAGGTTTATATTCACTATCTAGGATTGTATCTACTGAATTTAAATACTATAAAAATTCAACATTATTAAATACTGCGTCAATTGCATCTTCAGGTCTTACAAGTAATAGTTTTTGGGCAGCAGGTGGTGTGAATTATGGCAGTTCTTCGGAATATGGAGGTGGTAAATGTGCATTTTCATTTATAGGTGATGGATTAAACGACACGGAAATTTCTAATTATTATACATCGATTCAAACATTTCAAACCACTTTATCTCGCCAAGTATGATAGGATACATATTAACTCCCGAAATCTACGAACAGATACAAGGTCAGTATTACTCGTCAAGTCAGTTTTTTAATTGCGTACAGGATATTAACAATATTTGGTTTTTATTCTTATCTAATCAAGACAAAGAAGAAATATCCCAAACCCAATGGGCTTGGGTATTAGATTTACCACAAGGAGAATATCTACCACCACCACCACCACAATTTCCAATATGAAACACTTAGATAACGACACCACCGCAGCCATTGCCACAGGAATAAGTGGAAGTGCTACGATAATACATTTTAGCCAAACTTGGCAGCCAGTAGCAGCGTTTGTCCTTGCAATTGTCGGCATAGTATCGGGAATGTTTGCGATAATTTACTACGCACGTAAAATCAAGCAATTGAATGGCAAAGGCAAGTAAATCCACCCCATCCACATTTAGGCGTAAACCTAAAAAGAAATTGGGTAGGCATACCAAGCATATTAATAAACATAAGTCATGCAAACCAAGCAGAGGACAAGGGTGAAACTAAAGCCATATTTTTCACCAACACCCAAGAGAATAAGAATCTTTGGGGATTCACTTGCAGCGGCATCAATTATGGTTGCGGGGTTTAATATGGATCATCCACCCATAATGATTGGTTGTGCCATCGCTGGGGGATTGGGTAAGTTTCTATCCAACTTTTTTACCATAGAGAAAAATGAAAACTAAACAAATTACATTCCGTGGGTACTACCATGAATCCACTACCAAGAATCAGGTATATTTACATCATACTGCGGGTAATAACAATGCCGAACAAGTATTCCAATGGTGGGAATCTACTCCCGTCAAGGTTGCAACGTGCGTTGTGATAAATGACAAGGGTGAAATCATACAAGGGTTTGGAAGTCAATATTGGGCGTATCATTTGGGTTTAACCAACGATGTGTTTAAAAAGAACGGTTGTAATTTCATCCCATTGGATAAATCAAGCATAGGCATTGAAATATGTAATTGGGGGCAGTTAACCAAGAAAGGTGATAAGTTCTATAATTATGTGGGTAAGGAAGTAAAAGCCGATGAGGTATGCACATTGGATAAGCCATTCAAAGGGTTTAAGTATTTCCATGATTACACCGATGCACAGATAGAATCCGTAAAGGCATTATTAGAGCATTGGGGGCAGAAATACGGCATAGACCTTACCTACCATCAAGATATATGGGATGTAACGCCCAGAGCCTTAAAAAACACCAATGGGATATTCACCCATAATAGTGTGAGATACGACAAAATTGATGTCTATCCACACCCAAAATTGGTGGAAATGCTTAAAAATTTAAAATAATTCGTTCGTTTACAAAGGATTTAGTATCGTTTACTAAAATTTTTGTCTAAATCTTTTTGTTTTTACAAAATAAAATACCATCTTTGAATCATGGAACACGGAACAATAATTAAGATTTTATGCCTACCACAAGATTTGGAGGCATTTAAAGAATTACTACCTACGGGTACATTTGTCAAGGCAGTTTTGAACGATCCCGAATGGGGGTTTACTGGAAGTGGTGAAAACTATGTTGTGTATTTGGATAATAGTGGTGGGTTTTTTACCATGTCGATTTTGTTTTGGTTCGGTACATTAGTTGGAGAAAAAAGAAATAAATAGTATGTTACCAATAGAATTTTTAATCTTATACCCTATGAGTTTACCAGTAGCATTTTTATTGCACAAACTATGGGCGAAGTTGACAAGAAAAAGAGTGGTAGATATGCCCGAGGCAACCCCATACAAATTTGAGTATGACAAGCCCATTAAGAACTTTAATCAAGTAACCAAACATTGGAAACAAGAAACCAAAAGAATGTATAGAGGGAATCAGTTATGATCAAGTTTGAAAAGAAAAATGGGTTATTCTGGAAGGTTGAGTATCTTGAAAATATCCGTGAATATGTATTTGTGATAAGCGATGGTGGATATTCAGAAAAGTACATGATTCACGATTGGGCATTAGGACAAGCAATTGATAATTTTAAATTAAAACTAAAAACTAAATATGGTATTAAACTTAAATAGTGCGATGGAACTTCGCAAAGGAACGCCAGTTATTTATACCAAATTTGATTCACTTGAATCGGCAGAAATGAAATGGGTGGAACTACAATTCCATTCCTCGGGGCAAGTACGGTGTATCGTTGAGGATGAGGATGGCAATCATTGGTGGGGGTATCTTGCACAGATTCACACTTTTGATGAATATTAATTTTTATATTTAGAAAATAAAAAGTATATTTGTAAGTATATGATTGACACGGATTCAGCATTGCGAGAGATATTCACCTATTACACCAATACTCAATTGGTAACAATG